TAAAATGAGCGTAATGAACGTAATTATTCCGAGGTGGGATACAAATTTTAACAGAGATAGCAGACAAATACAGGCTTCTGCAATATTTATAAGAAACACCAAAGCGGCAAGGTTGTTTATTGGCCAATGGCTTAAATATTGCCAATTAGATGGTTTTATTGATGATTCATTAAGTACGGATTACAATTACCCTACATTTCAGGAACATAGGCATGATCAGGCAATATTAACCTGTTTGGCTTATAAACACGGAATAAAATTACATTGGTGGCCTGCGCATTATAACGGAGGGCAGTTTATTTACGATAAAGATCAGCAATTTAATGATGATGATTACCCTGTAATATTTCATCATCACAGAAAACGAAATAACGAATGGTAACAAGAATATCAATAGAACGATGGCAGGAAGCGCAAATAGCTGAAAGGATATGCCATAAATTTGACAGAAAACAAGGGCAAGAACATTACAAAAATACTTATTACAATTATTTCAAGTATTTAGATATTAATGATTCGGATGCTTTTATTATTGAGATTGGATGTGCTGATTTTCCTGCTTTGCAATGGGTTAAATTTGGTAAAGGATTATTAATTGAGCCAATGCCATCTGATATATTAAAAGAAATAGCAAAAGAATATAATTTAGAAATTATCAATAAAGCTGTTGAGGATATTGTATTGCCTAAATGTGATGAGATATGGTTATTAAATGTAATGCAACACGTTATCGATCCTGATTTATTTATAAAAAAATGTAAAGAATCGGCTCATATTATACGTTTTTTTGAACCAATAGATTGGCCGATTGAGATTTATCATCCTCATACTTTTACATTTGAATGGTATAAAAATCATTTTCCTGAGGCTAAATTATATGATGGCAGTAAACCTAATTTTCACCAAGCTAAATGCGCATACGGTATATGGTTACATCATTAAGCATAGGCACTGGCGGACTCGGTAGGTTTGGGAATCAAATGTGGACTATTGCCGGATGCATTGGTATTGCAAGGGCAAACGGAATGGATTTTGCTTTCCCTAAGTGGGTGAATCATGATAATGCGCTTTTTGGAGCGAATAGAGACGATTTAAGCCGCTATTTTGTTAACAAACTGCCTTTGTTACCTGATGGCAGACATTGGCAGGATTACGGTTATTTTTGGGGATATAAAATTATTTTTTTATTTGGGGGCGACTGGTCAATTAATGCACATTTACAAAGCCCTGCATTTTTTGAGCATTGCATTGATGAGGTTAGACATTACTTTACTTTAAAAAATGAGCCTGATCAAAATGATTATTGCGCGGTTCATGTGAGGGCAGGTGATTATATTGATGATCCAAATGCTTACCATCCTATTTGCTCAAATGAGTATTATCAAAAGGCGGTTAGTTTAATGCCATCAGGAACAAAGTATATTATTTTTAGCGATGATTTGGATTTTGCTAAAAAAAGGACTGGCATAGATGGCCTCTATTTATCTGAGCATTATATTGATGATTTTAGATTAATGAAGCGGTGCAAACATTTTATCATTGCAAACAGTAGCTTTTCTGCAATGGCGGCAATATTAGCAGATCATCCCGAAAAGATAGTTATTGCTCCTGAGCGTTGGTTTGGGCCGCACGTTGACATATCGGCAAAAGATATTTATCACCCAAAATGGTTAGTAATATGAACATCTTATGGTCAATCCATCTTTATTTCCCAAGACATGGCAGCGGAGCCGAAGCAATGGCTCGAAACATTAACCGTTATTTAAAAAGTCAGGGTCATGACATTAAAATACTATTGCATCAGGCTAATCAGTACAAAATAACTGAGATGTACGAATACGAGGGTGCGGATGTGTTTCCCCCTGATGAATACATTATAGACAGGCTTTTTACTTGGGCAGATGTAGTGATTTCACATTTAGATTATAACAAATGGACTACTCATGCCTGCGAAAGGTATAATAAGCCAATGGTTCATATTGTTCACAATGATACACCGTATCCATCCGTAATGGATTCGCCAATACCTGTAAAAGTTATTTATAATTCAGAATGGTGTAAAAAATCATTGGATTACAAATGGCCTAGTATTGTATTTCCTCCTCCTATTGATGAATGGGTAAAAACGGATGATAAGGAAAGAAAATATATTACTTTAATTAACTTAAATCAAAATAAAGGCAGCCGTTATTTTTACAGTTTGGCTAAAAAGCTGCCTCAATATCATTTTTTGGGTGTTAAAGGTAGTTATGATGGGCAGCATGTAGAAAATTTGCCAAATGTCAAAATAATACCAAATACACCTGATATTAGGGAAGTATATAAAAAGACAAAGATTTTGTTAGTGCCTTCGCATTATGAAAGTTGGGGCATGGTTGCAGGCGAAGGATTGATAAATGGTATTCCTGTGATTTATAATCCAACACCTGGGCTGCTTGAGAATGTTGCAGATAGTGGAATATGTTTAAATAGAAAAGACACTGAAAAATGGGTTGAAGAGATTAATAAATTAATGACTGATTCGACATATTACAAAAAATGGTCTAAAAAGGGATTAAAAAGAGCCGAACAGCATTTCCCTAAGTGGAAAGAGTTAGAAGAGTTTATCTGTAAATAAAAAGCCGCCTATTGAAATAAGCGGCGACAAACCCTTAACCATTGTATGAGAAAACAAAGATATGGTATTTGGTTGACAAATTAAACCATATCCGGTCAACTATTTTTTAACTTTGGTAGGTATGAACAATATATACGAAATTAAGGTTACTGATGGATCAGAGCCTATTAGCTTGGAAACGGCAAAGGATTGGTTAAGGGTTACAACTGAGGATGATGATGCTATAATAACCGATCTTATTACCGTTTCTCGTAAAAGAATAGAATCCTATTCTTTGCGGTCAATGGTTGCAAAAAGTATTGTTTTAACGGGGCATTTAGAAGATTCGTTCCTTTTGCCTTATTCTCCTATCTCAAATATTAGCGCGGTTAAATATTTGCAGGGTCAAATTGTAGATACTGGGGTCAATGATTGGGAAACATTGGATGCTGATGAATATCAGGTTATAGGATACAACGATAAACATTTTAGACCGCAATTTACAGGCACTTATGAAATAACATACACAACAACGGCAAATGCTGATGCAGGGCTTAAAACCGATTTAAAACGTGTTTTATTGTGGATGTACGAAAACAGGGGCGATGATACGGATGAGATGCCTACTGAGTTAATGAGTAATGCAAAAACTTTAAAGGTGCTGACATGGGTATAGGTGTTGCCAGGAAGGTGAAAATTGTGGTTGTTGGTCAGTCTAATGGGGTGGATGGCCCTGATGTTACAGCTGATGAACTTGCCAATGTTTGGGCGCAAATAAATACAATAAGCCAATCTAGGGGGTTTGATGCTAACAAAGCCAACTTTAAAACATCCTATGAGTTTTTAATCCGTTATGATTCTGCTTTGCTGATTGATGTGAGGTGTATGGTTGAATATAGCAACAGGTTTTATTCAATCCAAAGCATTGAGCGCGTGGATAGGGTAAGGGCAGAAAATAAGTTTGCAAGCCAATTGCAGAATAACCCGGAGGGCAAATATTGGCGGATAGTGGCAATATCTCAAGACATCGCATAAATGGCGCAATTTACCTTTAAGATAGAGGGTTTGGAAAAGCTTAAGGCACGTATAAAAGAATTACCAAAAGATGTGCAGGAGGAAGTTGTTGGCGAAATACAGGCGTGGGGGAATGAGGTTAATGCAGCGCAATTGGCTTTGATTAGTCAGCAAAAAATACAGGACAAAAATGCATTGCAACAAAACACAAAAGCTGTTCTTAATCCTGATGGTGTGGAGTTAATTAGTAATGTTTATTACGCTCCATTTGTTGAATTTGGAACAGGCGCAAAAGTAAAAGTTCCTTCTGAGGTTGCTAATTATGCAGCACGTTTCAGAGGCCAAAAAAGAGGCACATTTGCTGAGTTTGTAATAAAAATGAGGGAATGGCTGAAGCAGAAAGGTTATAACGAAAAGTTGGCATTTATTGCGGCTTTGAATAAGATAAAAAATGGATCGGAGCCTCGGCCTTACTTCTTTGATCCATATTTAAAGAAAAGAAGGCAATTAGTTGAAAGAGTAAAAAAGGTAATATCTGATTTATGAAAGATCCGGTAAAATTTATAAAAGACGCATATTTTAACGCATTGGATGGTGTTATAACATACAATGGCTCAACCATACCAGTTTATGATGAAGAAGCGGATGAAACAGGCGGGGATTACTATATTATCATCTCAACCATTACCGATGCCGATTTCCCAAATAAAGGGAAATTTATGAACGATGTGGAGGTGCTTATTGATGTGGTAAGCCAAAACAATTGGCGGGTGGATTTGGTAAAACAAATAGTTGACAGTATTACTGCAAAGATTCTGAATGTGATTATACCTTCGGTAGGCGCAACATCATTAATCGAGAATGCTGATTTTCAGATAGTGGATGTAAGAAAGGCAAGCACTCAGCACGTTCCGATAATTGATACAGGCACAAAAAAGATAGTTAGACGGTTAACAAGGTTTACTCAAATAATAATAGAAAAATAAAATGGCAACAATTCAAGGTACATCGGTCACTTTACAATTAAGAGAAAGCGGAACTACAGGCGCATATTTAAACGTAGTTTGCGAAACAACAAGTAGCCTTTCAGGATCTGCTTCTGTAACTACAGCGGTAACAAAATGTAACACAATCACAACTGTTGCAGCACCTACAGTAACCTTTGCAATTGAAGGTGTAGCTGAAACAGCACCATCTGCAGGTCAGGTAAGTGTTGAAAATATGCTTGGATGGTTTCAGGGTAATACTTTGCTTGACATTAAATACGAAGATCCTGAAGGTACCGGAACTAATTTTTATATTCAGGGTAGCGGTTACATGACTGAATTTGGCATAACTTCGCCTGCTGAGGGTGCGGTTACATTTACTGCATCATTTCAGTTGACTGGATCTATTGACATAACCCCATAATATGAATATAAACAATAAAGAAGTAAGCCTCCGTTTCGGGATGCTTTCAGTAGAGATATTCTTAGGAGAGGCCGATAAAAATAACGGCCTTTCTTATTATAGTTCTTTACAAATGGCTAAAATCATTTATGCCGGAATGGTTAATTTTTACGAGGTTAAGCAATTGCCATACCCTGTAACTTTTGAAGAAATTTATGATTACGTTGAAAGCAAAATGATGGCAAAGGATGATGTGGATGAACTTATAAAAGTGATGGAGGATTTCAACAATTGCCAAGCTATTAAGAAAAAAGCTGATGATGTAAAGCAAGCCGTTGAGGAAATTGAGGAAATAAAAAAAAAGGAACTGATTGGCATAACACAAGAATCACAGCCTACGCAGCAGGTTTAAAGCCTGATGAGTATATGTGGATGAAGCCAAATGACTTTTATCAGTTCATTGAAGGCTATAATAAGAGGCTCATAGATCATCACGAAATAGCAAGGCGGCAAGCTTATTTTATGTTAGCACCGCACCTTAGCAAACCGATGAATATGGGCCAATTTTATAAAACTTACTGGCCATTGCCGGAAGATACTTTTGAGGAGAACAGCCGGGAAAAACGATTGATGGAAAAATTAAAACGGATTAAAGAAAATGGCAGAAGAGGGTCTCAAGATTAAGATAGGCGCGGATGTTCAGCAGGCTGTTACATCATTAAATACATTAAACGCATCTTTAAATAAGACCACACAAACGGCTGCAAATGTAGGTGCTACCGGGATGAATAATTTAACAAAAGGCACATCCCAAGCTTCAGCAGCCATAACTAATTTTAGCCGTGTTGCATCTGATGCCCCTTTTGGATTAATAGGTATTGCGAATAACATTGATCCACTTGTTCAATCATTTGTACAACTTAGGAAAGAAACAGGTAGCGGAAAGGCTGCTTTGGCGGCATTAGGCGCATCTTTAACAGGCGGTGGGGGTTTAATATTGGGGATATCTCTTGTTACATCTGCTTTGCAGTTTGCTCAAATAGGATTTGATAGATGGTTTAAATCTACAAAAGATACAAAAAAAGAAACAGAATCATTATCTGATACACTTCAAAATGTTACTAATAGTATAAGTAAAGAGGTTACCGAAGTAACTAAATTAGTTGAATTAATTAAATCTGAAAATAGTAGCAGAAAGCTAAAAAATGAAGCAATACAAGAGCTAATAAAAACAGCTCCCGCATATTTTGATAATTTAAATAAAGAAAATATAAGTATTAATGATTTAAACGAATCTTATAAAAGATACATTAATACTATTCAGTTAAGAATTAGGGCGAGTGTAATTGAAAAACAATTAGGAGATATTATTTCTGCTGAACAAGAAATTAATACATTAAGAAGTCAAAGAGGTAATGATCCTTTTGGTTTAAAAAGTTTATTAGGTGCAAATTCTTTAAACAAATTAAACACTGTTGAATTAAAAACACAATCACAGGAAAATGCTAAACTATTAAATTTAGGAAGTAAAAGAAATATTTTATTAAATGATTTAATAAAATTACAGCAACAAATTGGAACATTAGATTTAACAAATACAAATAATCAAAGCAAATCCAATAAGCAAGCGAAAAAAGATATATTTGATTTAACTGATGCTTTAAAAAAATATGCTGAGCAGCTAAAAGGCATTAATTGGGATGAGCAAAATAGGCAGATTGATGGAACAAAGAAAAGGTTAGAATTAGCTGGTGAAACTCTTAAAACATTATATTTAGCAGGAGTAAAAGAAACATCTTCAGCTTGGATAAAAGTAAAATCTGATTTCGATAAATTTCAATCTGCATATGATGCATTTTTAAGAGATCAAAGATTAAAAGAGATAAATGAAGGAGTAAAAGAATTAAGAACTAATATTGGTAATTTTTCTGAAAAGGAATTATTAAAAGGACAGGAAAACTTAACAAAAGGACTGCAAAAAGTTGGCGCTCAGTTTTTAGCAAATTATGAGTTACAGCGGAAAGGATTAAAAGATTTACAAAAGAAAAATGAGGAGTTAGCAAATACCATAACAGGTTTTTTATCCCCGGCTTTGGAAGGTGTATTTGAGTCACTTGTAAAAGGTGAAGATCCATTTGAATCTTTGAAAAATAGTGTTGAACAATTAATAATACAATTGGGAAAGGCGGTAATTCAGTCTTTAATTTTAAAAGCGGTAACTTCGGCAATCGGGGGGGTTGGTGGCGGAGCATTTGAAAAAGGATTAAGTTTTTTTGCAAGGGCAGATAAATTAAGAGGTTTTACTTTAACAAGATAATGGCATATAACACAAAATATAGAATTGAATTTGACACCATCAAAGGCAGATCCGTAAAAGTGGATATTGAGGAGGATGGTTTTTCAGGTAGTGTAACTAATCTTATTGCATCTGGTGAAACACCACTTGAGATAAACTACCCAAATGGTGAGTTTGATAAAATGACTGGCATAAGGGAAAGTAAAATAAGAATAAAAGTTCTTTCCACAAATGTAGATACAACGGATTTTCTGATCACATCCGATACACAATATAAAGTAAAGGTTTACATAAATAATACGGTTGAATGGGTTGGATGGTTGGATAACGACTACATTACAGAAGAGTTTTTAGATACGCCTGTAGTCATTGAACTTTCCGCATCGGATGGGTTAAGTTTGGCGAAAAGTATTGATTTATCTGATTTGTCAAATAACCAGGTATGGGGGCTTTACCGTGTAAAAGAGTTTATTGCTTATGCCTTAGACAAAACAGGATTAGGGTTAGACTTTTACAGCTTTATTAATATGTTCCCGGCTGGTTTTGCTAGGACTACATTAGATAACGATGCTTTTTATTATTCATATATAACGAGCCATACATTTTTAAGGGGGCCGCGTGAGTTTGATGATGCCTACACCGTATTATCAAAAATCATGCAGGCTTTCGGGTGTACTTTATTTCAGGCACGTGGAGCATGGTATATTATTCAAACAAATGACAGGGTAGCAAATGATTTGGATGGCAACAGGCGCAACGCATCAGGAACATACCAGGAAAACCATCTTAATCAGTCTTTTGCCATTGACATAGGATTAAATGAAGTGACAAAGCTGATCAATGCCGATGCGCTTACAAGTTGGGAAAGGGAATTTAAAGAGACTGTTATTAAATACAGCTTTAAAATGCCTCCTATCTTTTTCAGGAATTGGGATTTGATAGATGGCACTTTTAGCAGCCCGTTGTCTGGAACTATAACACGTTTTAAACTTGTTGATGGTGTTGTAACATCATTTACATTACAAAGGCAAGTTTATGAATTAGAAAATTGGGTTGAAAGTTCAAATGCTCCAAGCGTTTACCCAGTTACTTATGAGCCTTATACAGGTGTTGAAATAGAGACAAATACAAGTGCTGAACTTGTAAGATATTTAATGTTTTACTCAGGAACTGAAGACTTTTTAGCAGGATTTAAAGGAATAACAACAACAAGTTACCCTGTTAATAAAGACGATGTTTTTAGTTTAAGTTATGCCACAAGGGAAAAAAACACAGGTTTTAAAAATAATGCACAGGGTATTTTTGTAAGAATATACAAGTCAAATGGAGATTATTATTTTTTAGAGCCTAACGGAAGGTGGAGATTTCAAGGTCAGGGGGGCATATCTAACATTGGTAAAACTTGGGAAAGGGCAGAAGATCGCAGGTTTTGGAAAGAATATAGTATAGAATCTGAGCCAATACCTGAAAACGGTTTGCTTTCTATAATGTTTACAAATTTTGGTCATAGCAGAACAGCAAATAATGAAGTTCACTTTAAAGATTTATCTGTAGAGATTAAAACGTATTTTAATGAGATGCTTGAGGTGGATGGTTACGAGTATAAGAATAGCCAGGCAAATGAATTAAAGAATCTTTACGATAACGAAATATTTGTTAGCAAATCTGATAACATAGGCACGCAGGGCGCAATTTTAACAGATAGTTATGCTCAGGTTCCTAGTTGGAAATACTCAGGCGCAAACGATAACACAGCCGTTGCTTTTGCTAAATACATTTCCCGTGGATATTGGAGAGCAATGTATCGCAATTTCCAAAGAATGGAGGGTAGGCTTTACGATCTTTATCAGGGCAGTAGGTTATTGTCTTTACTTAATACCGTTCAATTCTCAGCCATCACGGATAAAGAATTTATGATCACTACCCTAAACATTGATGTAAGAAATGAAGCTGCTGAATTTACAATGGTTGAATTAAGAAGCACGGCAAACAATAATGATTTTACTGAGACGGGAACAGAAGCATTTAAGTATTTAAACATAAAAGCACGTAATTTTGATGATGTGATAAAAGAGCCTCGTACACCTATTGAATGGAGATATGGAACTGCTGGTATTGTGGCAAGCTTATTAAGAAGAAACAAAAGAAGAAGGTTTAATAATTATTCATAATGGATCAGGTTAAATTAATAAGGATTGTAGATGTTACTCAGTTAAATGGAACGGAGGATAAATTTATTATACATGATTTACAGGATGGAAAATATTATTTTGGGAATGGTGATTTAATACCTACTGAAATAACTACTGATAATTCTAATAAATGGGCAAAAATATTTTTTTATGGAGGTGATTAGAGTTTTAGGCACATCTTCACCGAGTGCGAACAATTTAACTACTTTATTTACCGTTGGTGAAGATAAAGGCGCTGTAATATCAATGTTAAACATTTGCAACAGAGATGTTTATGATGCAACGATTAGGATAGCAGTTTACCGTACTGAATCCCCTGCAAGTGCTGATTATTTAGAATATGGCATGATCGTTTATGGTAATTGTTCCGCTCAAAGGTTAAAAGGTGTTACATTGGCTCAGGGTGATGTTGTTGGCATTTGGGCATCATCGGAGCATATTAGTTTTAATTTATTTGGCAGTTTATTTGATCAAACATTTGAATACGCATAAAAATGGCAAATCTTAAAGGCAACGAATTAGTTTTATACGCATATGAGGATTTGGAGCCTATAGGCTGTGAGGAAAGCTTTACACTTAATCTGACATCCACAGAAATAATCACAACAACCAAAGGCAGCGGAAGGGCTACTAATAGAGAATACGGCGCTTATGATTGGAACATACAAGCAAGTGGTGTTGTAACTATTGGTGAGTCCGGCAAAACAAATCCTTTGCATTTTAATGATAACCTGATAAAAGGTAAAAAGGTAGCAATAAAAGCCGTTTATGGTGCTGATTTTTATTTCGGTATTGGTGTTGTAACATCTGCAACAAATACAGGCACATCGGGCGAACTTGCAAAATACGATGTCACCATTACAGCTGATGGGCCTCTTTACAGCACAAATGGTTTAAAAAATACCGAAAATGAGCCGTATATATTTGAATATAGCAGTACAACATATCCAACAAGTTTTTCATCAATCAGCCTTTTAGATGCAACTTTATTAATGGTTTTTGTTGGGGATGAATACTATGCGCCTGATACTTATGAGTTTATTGCAGATAATGGATATGGCAGCGGTGTGATTACTTTTGATACTACTTTGCCAATTGGTAAAATAGTAAAATTGTTTGTAGTTCCATTGGTTGACATTTGATTTATTAATATCGCATTAATGCGGCTAATTTTGGGCAATATGAAGTACATTTTAAGCATTTTATTTATTATTTTAAGCTTTTCGGCTTTTTCACAAAATAGATTTCCTTCAGTTGATTCAGCTAAAAATTACGTTTTAAGGTACGTTAAAAATAGTGCTGTTGAGAGTTTTACCAACTGGAGGATGCAAAATACTGTTTATGGTACTTTGGAGCTATTAGATAGTTTGGCTGGATCGGGGGCAATTGATAGCATTTGGAAAACAGGGGATACTTTAAAATATAGTAAATCAGGTATTAATTATACTATAGGAACTGTTGGCTCACCTGCAAGCGACACAGCAACGGTCGTCAAAGCCTACGTAACCAATGCCGAAGCGGTTACGATTACTAAGGGGCAGGTTGTTTATATTTTTGGAGCGCAAGGTGACAGGGCATCGGTTAAGCTTGCAAAGAATACAAGCGATACTTTTAGCTCAAAGACTTTAGGAATAGTTAGGGCGGATATTGCAGCGGGGCAGGCTGGATGGATTACAACACAAGGTCAGGTGAGCGGAATTAACTTAGGTGCATATAGTCCGGGAGATATTTTATGGTTAGATAGTGTAGCCGGTGGGTTTACTAAAAATAAACCACAAGCCCCGAAACATAGTGTATTTGTAGGTGTTGTAGAAAGGGCAAATGCAGGCAATGGGTTAATTTATGTGAAGCCTCAAAACGGGGTAGAATTAGATGAATTGCATAATGTTAGAATAATAAATGAAACAAATAATCAAATATTAGCTTATACGGCATCTTCTCAGGTTTGGGAAAATAAAAGCGTAGCGACTGCGCTTGGTTACACTCCTTTAAATGTTACCGATACAACGGCAATGCTTACGCCTTATCTCCGTTCAAATGTAGCAGCTGCAACTTACCAACTTATTTTAGATACCGTTCCTTTGGCGGTGTTTGG